CCGACATTTTATGAGTAAAATATTACTTCGGGATTCCTCTCCCTGACTTATTTATTCTCTTTATTAAGTCCAGACTTAAGTATCTTTGATAACTCAGATGTTGATCCTACAAACAAAGCATTATTAACTGTAGATGGGCCTTTTGATTCTTCTTCCTTGTTCACATCTTTAAGTTTTTTCTGTAGATCCATCAATTTATCAGTCGCATCTGAAACACTTTTGATAAGTTGTCCAGCAACCTCATATGCTCTTGGCATCTCACTTTCTTGCGCTAATTCTAATATTCCGTTTATTGCTTCCTGACCTTTTTCTATGATGCTGTATAAATTACCTCTTGTATATTCATAATCTTTTTGAATATGATCACCATTTGATTTGACTTCCCTCTTTTCAACTTTCGTAGTTTCTGAAGGGACAATATCTGTCTCTACGTTGAAAGCATCGTTTAGGTCATCAAATTTTGAGGTTTTCATGTAATTGTACCACTGAATCCAAAGTCATCACCCATTGGAATGACAGCACTATCAACACCCTCTCCATCTGAAGTATCTGTGTAATCAATGCCTTTAATGTCAGTTCCTCTAACGTGTGATGTAGCGAGTGTAGAATCTTTTCCTCTCTGAACAGTGATTTTACTGGTGGATGCGGAGATAGATTTTACTAACATCTCTTCATTATCTATAACAATATAGAATTCATCTTTAACATTAGTGGTATCATCAACCTTAAATGTTCTCTGTGTAGCATCAATATCTTCAGCTAAGTTAGTAACGATATCTCCCGTATAATCCTTGATCGCTCTTGGTTTAATAGAGTATGTAACATCTCTTTCTGTGCTCTTTGAACTTCCAGCAAGATAACGAACAGATACACCTTTGATAATATCTGGGGTAGCAGAGGAGACAGGGCCAAATAGATATGTCTTTGCGGTGAATCTTAATGTATAATATAAAACTCTCCTTGATGAAAAGTCCCCCTCATACTCATCTTGAAAAGAAACATTTTCTAATACAATTGGTATATCTCTTTTCTCTCCTATCTCAGATACTAAGTTTACAGTCAAATTGTACGATGGTTGGAAAAATGGTAATATTTGTTCAACAATCTGTAGAGCATCATCATTTAATTTACACATGATGTTGAGTTCAAATGCCATGTTATAAGGGACAGGCATGAACACTTTTTTAGTTTGAGTATCATTATCAGGATCTTTTACAGTTATTTGTTGAGTTGTAGTTACCTTTCTTGTTGGATCATATGTTAGTCCAGTAAACTCAAATGACATTCTAGGTAATGTCATTGCAACTGATTTATTTAAATTTGGTGATTGCTCTAATCTCGCTAAAAACTTTCCAATTGGCCCATATGCTAACGGGACTTTTGTTACCGTTTTATTTCCATCTGAATCTGCATGCTTAATTGAGATATCATTAAACAACGTACCAAAAGAGATGATCGTCTTTCTAAATATTTCGTTGTAAAAATACTCAAACATTTTTGCACCTATACCGAGTTATTTATGGTTGTCCAAAGGGATTACCCTCTGAGAAGTCTAATATTGCATCCGCTTCAGTTTCAAATCCATCATTGTCACCAAATCCATCATCAAAATTAGTGAGATCAATAAGTCTTATCGTATGAACTGCTCCTGATGATCCTCCAGTAATCTCCTCTTTTCTCAAGAATACTCCCTCTACATTTGATATCTTAAGTTCACTTGTAACACTGTTCCAGTCTCTGACTCTTGCAGTTGCACCGCTTGTTCCACCAGTTATGATTTCATTAAACTGGAAGTTACCAGTTGCATCACTAGCTGCAGGAGGAGCAATCGCAATAGTCGGAGGTGTTGTATAACCAGCACCAGCGTTAGTAATATGAATAGCACTAATTGTTCCAGCAGTAGAAACGATCGCAGTTGCAGCAGCAGATACTGTTGACAACCCTGTAAATGTGATTGTGGGTGTGGTTGTATATCCAGAACCGCCACCAGTTATTGTTACGATACCAATCGTTCCGTTTGCCATATTTGCGGTGGCTGCAGCACCTACACCATCACCGAATATCTGAATGTCAGGGCCTGTTGTATATCCTGATCCGGGATTGACTAAGTTTATACTTTGAACTACACTTGCTTTTTGATTTCCGGGATCAGCAGCTCCTACACAGACAACAATACCACCACGAAGATTTGCAGTTGCGATACCAGTAACACCACCTGTTGGTGCAGATGATATGGCAACTCTTGGAGCAAAGGTATAATTACGTCCACGATTTGTTATATCAATAAACTGAATACCACCATTTATAACTGTGGTAACAGCAGATGCACTTGATGCTGTTCCAACTAATGTAAGAACTTGTGTTCCACCAATAATGAAATCTTCACCATCAGCACCCTCTGTTGCTGCAAGTGTATCATCAATCTCATCAACACCAGTATCGATAACTTCATCTTCGTACTGAAAGAGTTCGCAACGAAGAGTATAAACGTAATTTTTCTTTAGTTGATAGAATGGTTGCTCATGTTCTACATACTTAATTTCAAATAAACGATCACCTAATGGAAAATAAATTAAATCACCCTCTTTTGGTCGAGTTGATAATCTTACATCTGCCTCATTTTTCATCAGGGGTGAGATATAAGTTTCAAATCTATCTCTTGATATTGTTAAGGTAAGTTCATTAGTTGCCTGAATACCAAACTTTGATAAAAGAGTTGGATTTTCTCCATACCCGTCAAAAGATTCAACGTAAGCCTCAATAGGATATGCATCATCAAACTTAGATTCAATAACCTCTTTAATTATTGTATTACTGTTCGCATATTTTCTTGGCATATAATGAACATTCACTCCATAGATTTGGAGTTGCTCATTTATGAGAGATTGAACTAGGTTCTGCTCGCTAGTTGATCCTTGTTGAAAAAACGGGTTGAGAACCATGTCACTATCCTATGAAATCGAGAGGTGGTAACTCGTAAGTATTTGACATCTGTTCTCTAATGGTATCCAACTCTCTCTGTCCATCTTCATATATTTGTCTACCATTTAATTCTACACCACCGGGTAATTTAACACCCTGAAACTTAATTAAATTCTGCCCCCATTGTCTCTTCATCAATGCAGTAAGATATCTTTTTAAAAAGTAATCATTGTATACACCGGTATGATCATTTGGATCTATAATTCTAAAACAATCAATCACAAGAAAATCATCAACACTCATGGCTGAAAAATCCATATCCATATATAATCGATCTTGTCTTTGATTAAATCTTATTTGTTTTTCAGTCGTAAGCGCAAAGTTGATATCTTCTAAGTATCTCTTTGTCATTGCATAGTTTAAGATACCAGCATATCCAAGATTGAATGCAATATCATTCAAGAATAACTGATATTTTACACTAAACATATTATTTGTTACTGTGTTTGCACCATCAAAATGGAATAATTTATTAACACCTATTACAGAATTAGGCATCTGTAAATAGTTACTATCTTCTTCAAATGAAAATTCTGTTGATACGCCAACGATAGTTGCACTTGTTGTAGTAGTTACAATACCAACTGCATTATCACCACCTCTTCCTCTTGCTCTATCAATATCTACTTGTCTTACTTTATACTTTAAAAATGTTTGTATAACACCGTTGAAATGTCTTTCTTGAAAATATTGAATCGCATCGTCTAATAAATCTTCAGTTTGTTCATCGGCAATATTGATCTCAAGCAGTGGAGCACCCAGTTGCCTTTTGCAATAATCTATTAGTGTTGATCTACTTGATGGTTGAGCCATTTATACTATACCTCTGTCAATATTTAGGGTGCAGAAGATACACCACCACGTACTTGAATGTTTCCGTCTACAATTCGATACACTGTTGCACCAGATCCAACTAAAATATCATATACATATCGACCTGCTTTCACGCTTCTAGTATCTGTTGATCCTAAAGATATCGTTAATCCATATCCGCTTGATGCGGTTGTATCAATACCAACTGTAAATGTCGCTGCAGGAAAAGCAGTTGATCCAATCGCTGTGCTTTTTGTCATCTGAGATGATCCTGTCCAACCAGTCGTTGTACCAACACCTACAGAATTAGTGGTAGAAAAATTAAATCCAGTGTTTGATGTATCAACAACATTAAAAGTGGCACTAAAATCGGCACCAACATTCATTATCAAATCGCACGGATATGCAACTCCTGCCTCTGGGTCAAATGTAATTTTTTTAGTTGCCATTTACAAGACTCCTTAACAGATCTTTAATTTCAGTGATTTCATTTCTAAGAGTTGAAATATCTCTTTCGATATTTTCAACTTTACTCACTTCATTTTGTTTTTGTTCACGAAGTTTGAGGTATTTTTTATACTCAGACTTGTTAGTATTGATAATACAGTTTGACTCTGTATTTCTCAATAAATGATTGTTATCTTTTACTTTGATGTATGACATTAGGCAAGGGCGATAACTTTAAGATTAGAGACTCTAGGCACATAAGATGAATTTGTTGATGTCATTACAAATTTTATTCTGAAAGCCTTAAATGAGGGTAAATCAGAAACACTGAATGTCAACTCTTTAAATTTTAATTCATTACTTAAAAATCCTCTTGCCTCTGATGGTGAAGTAGGAACATCAGTTTTTCCGTCACTTTGATCAATAGAGATGACCTGACCTCTTTCATTTAAATTATCAAAACCGGGGAATGGAACAAATATTGGATCAAATCCCTGATTTTCACTAATAGCATAGAATGCTCTAATATCAGTGTACTCGTTTGAATGAGCGTCGAGGACAATTTTTAATGAAGTTCCTGATGTTTCTAAAACATTTTCCTTAGATATGTATTGGAATCCAGATGGATCATTCTCTAGACTATCAACTCGGTTATCAGTTTTAAAATTAGATATCAGTTTATCGACTCTGTTTGATATTAAAAGTGCACTGATTCTTTCCATATCTACGGTTGGTGATATTCTAGAATCAAGAGAATCTAAATTTAAAGTCATATTAAATGATCTATCTCCCGGTAAAACAGTAATTGAATCATTATTAGTTTCATTGACTCTTGATGCAATCAATCTAGGTGAAGTCATGTAATTAGATTGATTGATCGCTACAGATTCAGATTCTTGAACAACAAATGGTGTATCAATTCCCTGACCTGAACCATTGTTGACACTTGTTCCACTAACTGTTTTTATTTCAGCACTCAAATTAGTTCCTTGAACAGTAGTATTCTGAATCAATGGTTTTATCAAATCAAATTGCATATTTTGAGTAGCATGTATGTTGTCCCCGCCACCTGACTTCGTTTCTTTTATTTTTAGTAGAGGGAAACTTTCGGAGGATGATCTACCAATACCATTCGCACCCATATCTAATTTAATTTTATATGAATCTAATGATATTGGATTTGTATCTGTAACATTAGCAAGACTATGTGTTAAGTTAATCCTTCTAAGTGAAACACCACCAAATTCATATTTGGTAACTATGTCACCAGTTACATAATTTTGAGAGAGTGTAGAATCTTGTTGCCTTGTAATTCCTGTTAAAGTATCACCAGAGAATCCAGTATATTTAATAATTTCATTCTTAATTTTTATGTAGCCTGGATTTGACGCTGCAACACCCACATTTTCAAAAGTTGAAAATTCACTTGTGCTACCAATTGCAATACTTGCTGTTGAATTATTTGCATAAGGTGCAGTTAATTTTGTTTCAGGAACATCACTCTCAACATTAGAAATAATCACTCTATTGTTTTGGTGATGCATACCATGATTTTTATGATTAACTTCAATATGCAAACCGTCACTTATAGTTGTGATACCACTCGTGGTTGGGAATGCACCATAAGTTCCACCAGCTCCTGTTACCGCACTTGTAATACCAATAATATCACCAATTGTGTTCAAACCTCCAGAGAAGAATAAAGTTTTACCGGTGCCAACTGCAAATTTACCTTGAACATTATCAACAATCAATTCACTTGTGCTTCCTATTGAAGCAACTGTTAATCTTGCATTGATTCCCAAATTAGTTGATATGCCAAGAACATCGCCAACTGTGTAACCTTCACCACCACTGACAATTGTTGCAGCGACAGCAACTCCTCCGTCAAAATGAACATTAGCAGTTGCATCTCTACCACTTCCAGTTATTGTTGATAAAGCAACACCAATTAAACCTCGATTACCTGATGCTGGTGTATATCCGATACCTGCTCTAGATACAGTCAACGTTCCAGTAGCGATACCAGCAGTTGCAACTAAATTACCAGATGCTCCTGACACATCCTGAGACTGTGAAATGATATTCCCAATAGTTGGATGTACATCATTAGCCTTTCCACTAAACGCAGAACTAATACCAATTCTTATTTTTTTAGTTTGTAAATCCAGAGAATTTGGTAGTAATTTAGGAACTTGTGAGTTACCCTCTGCTAAAATTGGATTATATATCTGAACTGAACCTGATGGTACAAATTCTGCTCTATTTAAAATGAATTTAAGATCTTCCCATTGACTTGGTTCCCATGTTGAAGCGTTCTGTGATTTGAATAATGAACCTAATGTTGGTTGGTTAGATACAAATTCATCAGTAACTAAATCGTTCTCACCTATTCTTGATATGAAAACTCTATATTTTGCTGATGCAGAGAGCATACATATCGCATATTCAGTAGATGGTGATAGATATACTGGAGAAGTGAAATTGAATTTAGTTGCAACAGACCCGTTAGTTGATGTTGTAATTTGATCAGGATACAAGTTAATTTGTGAAAAAGGTACAACTTCTTGACTTGGAACTCCAAGTTTAACTGTTCTAATATCTAATTGAACAGGGACATTACTATCATCAACAGTTTCAAAAAATACCTCACAACTCGTGGCAAATATACCAGTTGTATCACCAATGAAAAATGATTGAGCTAATGGATCAATTCTTATGTGTCGGGATGATAAAACAACAGATTCAACAACTTCAGAGGTTCTTTCTGTTACTCCTCTCTCTTCACTAGAACCTATTGTTTGAACATTTGCATTTCTCACTGAGATGATATTTTCTTGAACTGTTTCTAAAGTTCCTGCTGAGTCAAATATCCCTTGCGCTGTTGTTGATGCTTCACTAATATTATTTTGTGGATTATCTATAAGAGTGAATGATCTCTTTCCAGTTAGGAATGATGGATTTGAAGAAACATTTGGATCAGGAATAAAAAGACTTCCAAGACAAGATGATGCATAATCACTTATCAATCTTAAATCAGTAATTCTAGCTTCAGCACCAGATGTGCCACCTTTTAAAATCATACCAGTTTCAATATTTCCAAAAAAGTCACCTTGTGCTTGCTCGGCAAGTGATTCCAAATCAACATTTAAAGTTGTGGATGTAGAAGAATATGATGCAGGAATTAAAACACCACCTTCTGCAAGTTGAACTATTCCCGGAGTTCCTGAGTATGTTTCAAGAGATGTGATAGCAGTTGAAGTAGTATAAGGATTTTTTGCAAATACTCTTGTAGGAGCATTAAACGGGCCTTCCTTATGATTAGAAGCAGCGACCTTAAATTTAATTCTTGCAGTGTCAGTTCCAACAATGTTAAACGTTTCTCCTGTTACAGTTTCACCAACTTGAAAAACTCCTGATATCATAGAAATTTCTATCAGTTTTGGAACACAATACGCTGTCATATTTACATTATCAAAAAATGCAAATAATTTTGATTGTGGTTTGAATCCTTTTCCATCAAACGTTATATTTCTTGATCTCATTATTGGTATAACTTCAGTGTTGATAAGAGAATCTCCCTCTGAAATCATATCAAATTGTTCAGTAATTAACTGTCTCTGTCCAGTTCTTGTCTCTGTTCCTTCTCTAAATGTGTCCTGAATAGTGGCCTGAATTGTATTTAATCTCCATAAATTACTTCTTATATGTTCTCTTTCTGTTCTTCTCTCTGTTCTAAAGTTTACTGTTTCTCCAGTCCAAACAGTTTCCCAACCTTCCCAAACGGTGCTGGTTAATCCTGTTTGTGGATCAAAAGATCCAAAAGATCTTTCTGCTTCAGCGATAGTGTCAGCAAAATTACCCTCTCTTTGAATAATATTAGCATCTAATCTAACTGTATCAACCCATGTATCAGATGCGGGTCTTAAATCAAGAGATGCTTGCCAGAAGTTAAGTATAAAAGGCGTAACACTTTCAGATCTTGTTCCAAATGGTTGACTTAAATATGAAATTTCATCATAATCAAGTGTTAAAAGATTTCCTGTTTTCTTGATATTTGTGCCCTCTGGATCTGCACCATTTGAAATTGTATTTTGACCCTCTACTGGCCCTACCTGTAAGTCAATCAAATTACAATAATGAGATGCTCTTAATTCTTTTCTCCTTATATCAATACTATTTTTAATTGGTACTCGCGTTTCTTGTGGTATCAAACTTGAAAAATTATCTACAAAAAATCCAGATTTAAATTTATTTAAACCATTTTCATCAGTTATGAATAAATTTGCAGTATCAGTTTCTAAAAGAGAGAGTGTAGTATAATATTCTAAATTTTTTATTCTTTCTTCGAGTTGACGGATATCTTGCATCCTATATCTTTTATGTTTTAAGAAAGATATTGATGCATTAGATACATCATACAAATAAGGAGGTAAACTTATTTCTGCAATCTCTAGGGCTCCATCAACTGCCAATGGTTTATCTGGATTTTCACTTGGAGCTCCCTCTGCTATTGAAAAATTACCATTTTTTGTTAGGTAAACTCTATCAATTCTACCAAGGAAAAACGAGTAATCCATTATGATAGACTCATCTGATGCCAAAACGTTCGCTGCTGAGTTACCTGATGCATCAAATGATCTTCCAAAAAATTCTAAAGGAGAACGATCACTTTCAGTAACCGCATAATTTGACACCCTCGGTCTTATATCAATAATATCAGTGTTTCTGATGTTATTGATAATTTGTATATCTCTTGTGTAATCAAAATCATTATATGAATTTTTTACTGTAACATCACCCTCATCACTTGATTCAAAGTAAGCACTTTCAAAATATACCTTTACTTTTTTAATTGGAGATTTTTTATTACTTAATCTTTGAATAGAGCCAAAATTATAAATGGTAGATCTTTGCCCACTGTCAAATTTATAATTTTTAGATATATCTTTACTGTCTTTATCAATTGAATTAACAATAGATTGAACATTAGATTCCTCAAAATTTAGTATCTCTCCCTCTCTAAAACCTCTCTCATTCAACTGTAAGAAAGATATTTGAGAATCCGATAAAATCTCTGCAACAATTCCTAAAGCACCTGACTGAACACCTCTTATTTTTTCACCTACGATAAGATCTGTTGTTTTACCACTTGGACTATCTATAGATGATAAAGTTATTTTTGGAGCAGATGGATCTGATGTTGAAAGCGATTCAAATATTCCTAATATTCTTAAAACATCTGGTGTATTCAAAGATATTTTTTCATCTTGAACACGAGTTCCGAAAGGATAACTACCCGCTGTTAAACCATCATTTAAAGTTGCTCCACCAGTTCCTGAACCTGTAGAACTAGATTTATCAATAAGTTGAGAGTTTACCCTTCTTTTTCTTTTTACTTTTGCTGATACATTTGTTTTTGCTAATGTTGCAACAAGTGTCGCAGCTAAATTACCACTTAAATCAGATCCAATATTACTAATTTGTAAAGTTCCGTTACCATCACTAAATTCAAATTTATCATTAGTTAAAGTTTCTTGAACTCCATCCTCCCTTACAAGTGAATATCTTTCTTCATCAAATGGTAAAAATGTTTCATTAGTTCCTGCTGATACCGCAGTGGTTAATTGATCGTCTGCTGCATTTATAGTTACGTCAAAAGTTTTTCTTATATTTAAAGTAGCCGATGATACATCAACATCCGATATGTTATTTTTCGGCATTCGTGTGAAGAGCGTGTTATCTTCAGATCTTGCAAATGGAGTCGTGACAAGTGTGAGGTCAGGGACTTCCACAGATGTATTAACCGATCCTAAAGGTAAGAATCCCTCTGCTACCCCTGCAACAGTGGTTATACCAGTAACAAGAACATCGTTTGTATTAACCTCTGTAATTCTTGCTAAAGTTTTTAAATTTTTTCCAAGACCACCAAATTTCAATATATTACCAACTTTTAATTTACCGGGAAACTGAGGATTTCCACTTGTAATTGTACTTACTCCGGATCCACCAGTATCTGTTGATGATGTGACATTTGCAGATCCAAATATAAATTCATCCTGCTGAACCACGTCTGCAACAAAACTTTTTGCAGATCCAACATTTCCCAAATTAGGGCCTGCATACAATGACTTAGCATCACCAACACCAAAAGATGTTACTGCTAGAGCCACTCTACTGTTTTCTTCACCGTTTATTATAATTGGTTCATTAGGGACTAACTCACCAGATTTTTCATATAAAGTTAAAGATGTTGTATTACTTGCATTTGATCTAAGAAATCCAGTGGCACCACTAAATTTACCTTTGATAAAAGCAGGTATGCTTTGTGTTATTGCTTGATTTAAAGTTATTTCACTAAATGTTTGCACATCAAATAATGAAATATCATACTCATTTACATTTGAATTAGTAGCACTATATGATCCTGACTCTAAAGCAAAATCATATACTCTAGCAACTCCAATTTCTTTTCCAATAATTGATCCACCTGTGGGTAAACCATTATGTCTTTGGTCTCTTAGACTTACTATAAATGTATTTCCAATACCAACCTCTGGTGATCCTGTTTGATTATTAAGTTTAAGTGTACCACCTGTCTTATAATTTACTCTTTGACTCTCTAATTTTTTTGTGGTTCTTGGTTTTTCAAGATCTAGAAAAGTTGTTGATGTTCTTTCTATCTCATAACCTTTTACAAATGCTTTTCCTGTTGACATTTGTAATAAAGCTAAATTATCACTTGCTACAGATCCTTGTTCAGTAGATTGTCCATCACCATACACACCTTTATTTCCTATTTCATCATTTAGTGACTCTCTAACTTTGACAGAAAATGGTTTAGTTGTATAGTCACCAGATTCAGCGAATGTTCTTCTTGCTAATTCATCATTTAACAAGTTATAATCAGATGTTGTAGGTCTTGCCCTTAGAGCACCATTTCTTACAGATGCTAACTCAACAAAATCATCATCATTATTATCATCAAGTGCTTTAAAAAATAATGAACATGTTATTTTTAATCTATCAGCACCGGGAGCTGCAAAATTATTAAAACCTTTTGAATTATCAGTTAAAGATGAGTCCTCATCTGAATTAACTGTTTCTTCTAATACTCTAAGACCTATTCTACCTGTTGGAGTGTTTGAATATTGATCCAAAAGAATTGTTTGGGATGCAACATTAACAAAAGTTCCTCTTATAAAATAAACTCCCTCTGATATTGAATATGATGACCCTGTTGATGTCGCGTTTGTTGATATTGCTCCAGCAAAAGATTCGCCACGAGGTATGAATGTACTATTTTCAGGCCCAGAAATAATGTCTGTGTCTGCTCCTAACAATTCACCGTTTAAAAATGTCTCATTTTCGTTAGCAACACTTGATGAATCATATCTAACATACAACGTGAGATTATCTCTTATTGAATCAGTAGAGTCTAATATCTTAACTATAGTAGCTGATACACCAGATGTTAAACCAACAATCTTTCTATTAAGTAATTGATCAATATAAGATTTTACTGTAACTCCAAGATACTCATTGTTTATTTCTACACATTGAAAATTATCATCATAACTCGTATTTCCCGGTATGACTTTCGCACCCTCTTTGAACATATGAGTACCAAATTTTGCAATTTGATCCTGTAATATGGACTGTAAACCAGTTAACTCTCTTGCTTGAACTGGAAAACCGGGTTTGAATAATACCTTATAATAATTATTATCTGCATTAAAATCGTCAAAATATGGCGATACATTAAGATTGGTTGATTGTGCCATGAGTGATTAGAATTGCAATATAACTTTGATATCTTCTTTTTGATTAGAAGAACGGGTGATAGCTGGTCGATGATCAACGTATATTATATTACCAGAGTATTTTTTCACCTCCGGATTTGACACACCTTTTGTAAATGTTTGACCAAGATAGTATGTTTTATTATTTATTGCGGTAGATAGACCACTAAATGAGGTGTTAATAGCGAGTGTATCTGATCCATCATCAGGAACAATACTAAAACTTCCACCATCAGATATGTCAGCAGTAAATCTATCTGCATTGAAACCGTAAATTGGTGAAGTGGTTCCAACACCAACGGTAGTAAATCCTGCTTGATTTCTGTCTTGCCAATACTTAAGAACACCTGTCACCTGATCATAACCAAGCACTCTACCAATAGCGGTAACTCCTGTCCCAGTTGTTTGCGTAATAATTGAATCTGGAGTAAAAGTAGCTGAACTATAACCAGTGCCAGTTAGTCTTAAAGCATATGCTGCACTAGCTTTATCTAAGGTAAGTAAAGATGAAGATCCAAATGCTTGTGGATTTTCAATTATACCAATTCGAGATATTTGATTACCTGTGATAAAGTCTGGATTTTCAGGATCATTTTCAATACGTGAATAAACTAAAGCATTTGATGCTCCTAATTCTTTGTAAATATCTTTACCATGACCACCTTGTGGAGGGATAATAACATCAAGTTGAGGATATGAGTCTGGTCTTGGTAAACCACCAGCGACTATATCAACGGTTCCAAATGTGTATCCAGATCCTTGATTTGTTACGGTTACTGATCCTATCTGTTGATCAGCATTTACAGTCACAGTGCATTCAGCACCACTTCCATCACCTTTTATTGGAACTCTTGTATAAGTTCTATTAGCAGTTCCCAATCCAACACCACGATTTTGCACAACAACAACTTTTACACCACCATCAACTGCATTGTCCCTCACAGCAGAGTTATCAGCACCAGTTGACCAATCAGATGGCACTGGCATAAATTCAGTAGAATCAAATTTAACAAGTTCTGAGGGTTTTACAGTGTAAAGATATTTCCAAATATACCCATCACCACTTGATCCGGCAGCTTTGGGTTCCAAATCTGTAAATGTTGGTTCATCAAGGGATGGTTTTCCGTTTGGATTTTCAGGATTAGTTCCATTTTCTAAACAGATATAAACTCTAAAATCAGTGTTGATGACGTAATAAGTTGCATTATATAATGTTGTTCCTTGTCCGTTTTTTGGTGGATTGTTTATACTATAGTCTGGTCTGTAATAATCATACGTTGTTCCAGAACTCCAACTATTTTTTCGCACTACTTGCTTTACATCACTTGCGGTGACTTTTTTCAAAGCAATCATAGTATCATAATAATCATTCTGATCACTAAAACTATCAATGGGTGCAGGGGGATTATTATTCCATGTTGCTTGAATTATTGTCGGATCTGTCAAACCGACAAAAGTATAATAAGAATTA